TAAGTCTTGTAGGGCATTGAGAAGAGAGATTATTAATTATCAATGGGAACAGCCTACAGCCTCAAGGGTAGATCTTAACCAGCCTGAAAGACCATTAAAAAAAGACGATCACGCTATGGATGCTATTAAATATATGATAGGATGGGCATTTAGTCCTGAAAGACCTGAAAGAGATAAGACGGAACAAGAAAGATTTATTGATAATATTGTAACAAATGCACATTTCTTAGAAGATGCTCAAGATAATGGAGAGTGGGATAATATATAATGCCTGGTTATCATAAAAAGAAGAAGAAGAAAAAGGGCGGATCAAAAAAGAATTACGCATTAGCGTTAAAGAAAAAAGGATATTGATATGGCATACTCTGACACAACATTAAACGATACTGGTACATATATGGATCATCTTGAAAGTGATGATGTTGCTGGAAGGATTGCCTTAATATCAAGATGGTTTGATGAGTCTATAAAAGCTAGAGAATACCAGGCGGATAGATGGAGAAAGAACGAAAGATTATATTTTGGAGATCATTGGGTTGGAAAAGCAGAAGGATCTACTCATAAGACTAAGATGGTATTTAACTTTCCATTTTCTGTAGTTGAGTCTATTTTACCTATTATATCTGACTTTATGCCTACTATAGATGTAATGCCAAGAGAGCGTAACGATGTGATCTTTGCTGATATGATGCAGAAGAGGATGCAACAAGTAATTGAATCATCAAGTCTATATGATAAGATCTTGTTAGCAATTAAGGATTCATTGATCTATTCCAATGGTGTGATCGGTGTATTGCCTGATATGGATGAAGAAGGTGCTTTTAAAGGATTTGACGTAGAGGTGGTAGATCCGTTTACTTTAGTACCTGAAAGCTATGCAACCGATATAGACCTGGACAACTCTAGATATGTAATATTTGCTGTACCTATGAATGTAGAAGACATTAAACAGCAATATGGAGTAGAGTGTCCAGCAGAAGGAAGATTAACAGAATATAGAGCTTTTCAAGTGTCAGAAGAAGCAGATGCGCAAGATGCTTCTAAAACTTCTGATATGGCTCTAATAAAAGAATGTTATTATAGAGATCCTGATGTAGAAAATTATCCAAATGGAAGAGTAACAATTATATGCGGAGAGCAGTTATTGTTTGATGCTCCAATAGAGATACCAAGAATGCCTTACTTTATGCTTGGTAACTATAAATCTCCACATAGTTTTTATGGTGTAGGTGAGCCTGAATTAATACGAACCCAAACTAAGGCTATTAATGAAACAATGTCTTCTATAGCAGATAATATTAAGAGAGCTGGTAATCCTTCTAGAAAGATAACTACTAGAGCAAAAGCAAAGATGCAACGACCTTTAACTGGTGAACCAGGAGAAGAATACGTTGTAGATGATCCTAATGATGTTACGTGGGAATCTCCTCCTCCTGTTCCTGCTTATATACAAGGATTTGTAGATCAAATAGGGATGATGCAAGATTCAATTACTGGTGTACAGGATGTAACGCAAGGAAGAAAACCAGCAGGAGTTACGGCTGCTTCAGCTATATCTGCTTTGCAAGAAGCGGCTCAAACAAGAATAAGATTTAAGATTACAAAAGAAATAACCAAACTAATTAAAGATATAGGTAATTATTTAGTCGAAATGCTACAGATGTATGACGATGAAATTATAGCAATAAGAGAAAAGGATGCAGATGGTCAATATGAATTTGTGGAATATGATCCCAATGCGGCATATGATTCAGAAGGGCGTTCAGAAGGGGATACACAGTTCGACATCACGACTGCTAAGACGTTAAAAGATAGCAAATTCGATATAGAAGTGGCAGCAGGGTTTCGACTCCCCTCTGGGCGTGTCGCAAACGAAGAAAGAGCATTGAATCTATTTCAATTAGGTATCTATGGTATTGAACAGGTTGCAGATGCTTTAAATGAGCCAAACAAACAAGAATTAATACAAAATTTTTATGATAGAATGGGTGCTTCACAAGAAGGAGAAGGTGGCGAAGAATTACCGCCTGAAGTAGTAGAACAATTCCAGGCACTAGCCAGTAAGGCTTCACCTGGATCTCCTGAAGAAGACCAATTAATGCAATTATTAGAGCAATTCCCTCAGCTAGAGCAAGTAGCGGCTGAAATGATGGGTGGGGGAGATGCATAAAAGATTTATTCAAGACAATCTAAAACGACAGAGTCAATTATGACCAACTGGAAGGAGTAGAGGATGAGCGAGAATAATAACAGTCCTGTATCGTCTTATGATGATATAGAAATTTCTGACTCAGAACTAGCTGGAATACTAGGTGAGCAACAGGAAGATGACTATGGAGAACCTGTGCAAGTGGCTACAGAGCCTCCCAATGAAGATGGGCAAAAAAGTACAGACAATAATGAAGCAACTGAAGTTGAGGTTAGTTCTGATGAGAATGAAGATACTGCTAATACTGATAAAGATGTTGAAGCTGTAGAGGCATCACAAGATGAAAATACAGAAGAAGCTGAAGATAAGCCAGTTACGATAACTGTTGAAGGGGATGAATACCCTGAAGAAGAAATTCTTAATGCGTTGGAAGACTCTAAGAATCGTAAGGAATGGCAGAGATCAAACACAGAAAAAGCTCAAAATGTTGCTGATAGCAGGAAGGCGATAGAGCCTTTGCTTGGATTTAGGAAGAGAATGGAAGATAATTCGGAATTTAGAGAGCTAATTGAGGAATCGGTTGGCGAAATGCTTGGAGATGAAGCTAAGTCAGAGTTTAAATCATTGATGAACTATGATGAAAGCAATACTCCTAGTCCTTTTAAAGATGAATTAACAGACGTTCAGAATAAATTAGCTGAAGCTGAAGGTAGATTAGCTATGATAGATCTAAAGGCTCAGGTAAAACGTGATTTCAAATTGACGAATAAGCAAACAGATGAAGTAATACAATATGCTGCCGATACTTATGAGAAAACTGGAAGAATCGTTACTCCTGAAGAGTCGTATAAGATCCTTCAATATGATAAACTACAAAAAGAAGCTGAGAAGGTTAAAAAAGAACCTGAAGTAAAAGCAAAGAAGAAGCCTAATCCGCCTAAGACTGCAAAGAAGAATCGAGGAGTAAAGGAAATTGAAAAACCTAAAGACACCTCGTATGAATCTATAGATCTTACAGGTTACAACTTATGGGAGTAACTGTTTGATATGGAATTAACGATAAAGACGGAAGGATAGTAATATGGCACTATCATATGACAGTCTTCAAGCAATAATCCAAAAGAAGTATATGCCTAAACTTTATGATAATATTTTCGTAAAAAAGCATCCTCTTACGGCAATCTTGAAGAAAAAAGCAAAGACCTTTAATGGTCGAAAATTCAGCGTACCTGTAGAGTATGCTGCTGGTGGAGAACTTAAATGGGGAGCGCAACACGCAGAAAATGATCTAACGCCACCTGTTTCAGATCCTTTCACTTTGGCGGAATATGTTCCGTCAATGATGACAGGTTCTTTAAAGTTCACTAAAGAAGAAGAGTTAATAATGAACTCTGAAGGCGCAGTAAAGAACATAGTTGAAGCGAAAGTAAAAAACCTTCAAAAGAATATTGAGAAGGAATACGTAACAAACTTATGGGCAAGATCTGCAACTTCAGGTGCTTGGAATAGAATCGAAGATGTGGTAGGCGTTGCCGCATTTGCAGGGATTCCTGCAAGTGGTAATGTACCAGCTTGGTGGAAATCCAATGTATTAGCTGTTGCAGCTTTTTCAGATGCTACAGGTGATGTTGGAGATTCAGGCATTGATCACATAGACGAAGATGATATGTTAGCTAAAGGACAAAACACTTATATTGGCAAACTTCTTGCTAGAGGCGTTGCTCAATCGAGAGCGCAAAATGGCGAAGATCCTGATTTAATTGTTTGTCCACAGTATTTATGGGATTTAATCGAACACGAATTAGATCCACGTAAGACTGGTTCAAGAATGCACGAAAAACTAGGATCAATGGGTTTTACAGCTCTTGATTTTAGAGGTATCGGCATTGTAGCTGATCAGGATATGGCTTCTGCACAAGCTGGAGATACTGATGGTCGTATTTATTTCTTAAATACTGATTATCTATATATGTTCTACAATAGCGGTGCAAAGTTCACGGCTGGTAAGTTCATTGAAGATAGAAGAAGTAATACTTCCTCTGTAAAAGTTCACACTTATGGTAATTTAGCCTGTTCTAATAGAGGCGCACATACTGTAATAACTGACTTATACAGCGATAAGGATTACGCTTAATCTAGCTTCTTATTAATAGACTATGGGGGGATTTTATCCCCCCTAGTCGAGCATAAAGGAATGATGATATGACGACTGCGGATATGCTAGTAGATTTAGGACACAGGTTGGAGGATGTGGATAATGATCGTTTTGGCGTAAATATAAAACTTATTGCTTTAAATAGAGCGCAAGACAGAGCAATAATGTACTTAAACAGACAGCTCTTAACAGAAATTGACATAAAAGAAACCCAGGTGCAAGTGTCTAGTACAGGGGAACTTGCTTTAACATCCTTAGATAACACTATAAGAGGTGGAGCGAATGGAATTGACGGCATTTGGGATGTAGGTCAAACAAGATTTTTACAAAAAGTATCTTTAGAAGAATATAAAGATCATAAAAATGGAACTAGAAGGTTTTTAGCATCCATACCAGTTTATTATGTATGGGGATCAAAAGTATTTTTATTAGAAGCACCTGAACAATTAACATCAGGTACAACGACTGTTTCTTTCGCTAGTGGAGGATCAGGAAAAACTACAGTAACATCTGTTGGACACGGATTTAAAACTGGTAACGTAGTTACTCTTTCATATACAAAGGTTGATAGTAATACGAATCCAGCGACAACAACTACACCAAGCACAGCTTTTACAGTTACTCGACTAACAGATGATACCTTTTCTATAGCTCTGACCTATGGATCGAATGTAGCATATTCCAATATTTCTTGGACTGCTGATGGATTTATTGAGATGTATTATCTTAAACAACCATTAAGGCTTGGCGGAAATGATTGTGAATTAAATGAAATGATTCACGAAATCATCGTTGATCTTGCAGAAGGCGATTTGTGGAATATGGATAATAAATCAGAAAGAAATTCGATGGCAATGGATAGAGCATTTGCAACAATACAAATGTTAAACAATAAATATGTAGCTACTGAAAGTTTACGAACAAGATCTCCTTATGAGATTGATAACGATGTTTGGGCGGAAGCTAGAAATGTGAAGATAGTTTAATGCCATTAATTGAATATAAAGGGTTTGCAACTGGGTATGATTCAGAAAACGACCTTGAGGATGTTCAGGATAAGGCGGCAGTCGTTACTAACGTAGAAACAGACCAAATTGGTCGTATATATAAAAGAAATGGAGCTAAACAGGTTGGATCTTTAGCTAGTGGACACGCTGTTAAGGAAATCACAAGATTTTCGCATAAAGAATTAAGTGGAGATAGTCAATGGTTAATATACAGCCATACTCCTAGCGCACTACCAAATTATGTGTTATTGCGGTTTGCTAACGATGATTTATCTACTATAACCGAAATTAAGAACTTTGGTGCTGTAACTGCTCCTGATCTCAAGATGATACCTATGACAAATGCGGTAAGGTTTGCTAATGGAATAGAGTTAAATGCTGGAATCTTACAATATATAAACAATCAGTATTTCTTAGGAGATTGGCAGCCAACAGCAGCTTGGAATTATGATGATGCCTGTTTGCGACTACCTACGAAATGGTATGCAATGCCACCTACAACAGTTGGAACTGTAACTGGGGCGAATCCAGTAGGGCATTATTATTATAAATATGTACCTATATTTGATGGAAACCAAGAAGGTGCATTACCTGATAAGCATAGTTACTTAGAGGTTACTAATACCAACAAAGAAAAAGTTATTGAAGCGCGTTTAGAAGTAGATACAGATAATTATAACAAACGAATCACAGCCGTTAAAGTGTATAGAGGCTTTGTAACTCAAGACATAGATCCTTACTACTATCATATTAAAACAATACCTTTAAACACTAAATCAGACCATACAGATGTAACAACTGTTACTAATGCAAAAGTAGGTAGAATTTTATATTCCCCTGGACACGATTTACAAGCAAAGGTAAATGAGTGGAAAAATGCTTATTCAGGGGGAACTGTAACAGAGATCAGGCTGGTTCTAGGCGGTACTACATATACATATTCTTACGATACAGATATGGGATCAAAAATAATCGGACACTATATAGAAACAGCTACCAATATAACTGCTGTTGGAGAAGGAAGTGGTTCATATACTTTTCGAGCTGATGTTACATATGATAATAGCTCAAACAATCAAACATATACCCATTATGGTGCAGATGGGTATTATGGTGCTAAAATTGTACATAGTCCAAGCTGGGATTCTTGGAAGTCAAACGATTTAATCAATCACGTAGTACATTCTACTGCAAATGTAAATACTTCTACAAATTATAATCCTTTAAGACATATTAAATCATTTACAGATAAAGTTATTGTTCTTTGGGATGCGTATGGAACTCAATCAAACAGCGATACAGTAAAAATTACACCTGGATACGGAATACAAAAGTATAGTAGTGGAAAATATGAAATAGCTGTATTTGACGATGGGATTGCTGATGGGGGATCTCACCCATTAAGCGGTAAAGATAAGTTAAAAGTGAATTACAAATACGGAGCAGAGTTAAACGGAAGATATTTTGTTGGTAATGTACGATTAGATCCTGATGATGAAGCTGAAGATCATAAAAATATGATTGTTTATAGTGAATTAGGTCAATATGATGTTTTACCTATAGCAAATTACATTTTAATTAACGATCCGCAAGGTGGGGAGATTACTGGACTTACAACTTTAGGTAATTACCTGGTCGTGTTTATGGAATATGGAGTTCACGTGCTAACAGTTCCTTCATACGATCCTACAAGATGGTCGCTAGAAGAAGCATATCAATCAGTAGGGTGTATTGCGCCTCAATCTATAGAAAACGCTGAAAATATGGTGTTTTTTGCTGGTGCAGATAATCTATATGTATTAAACAGCTCTTTACAGATCTCTGAAATTGGAGATGATATAAAAAGCGTTTATAGAAGTAAAACGCTTGACGTTAGCCTTACTGCTGCAAGAGAAACACGAACCTTGCTGGATGTAAAGAAAAAACGGCTATTATGCAGATTTGGAACAGATAAAACAGCTTTATATGTTTTAGATCTTAAATCATTCTTTGGCGGTGGAACTACAAACTGGTCGTTAATTGATAATTCTCAAAATAGGTATAATAATTTATGTTTAGATGAAAACCTTGAGGTGCATACTGTTGATGGAGCAGAAGCATCTAAATTGTATACATTATATGATGGAACAGGCTCAACAGAAAGTTTTTCTTTAAACTGGAAAAGCGGTATAACCAGCATAGCAGATATGGGTAGAGGTAGTCGGAATATGATACGAAGGGTAACAATGGCATATAACTCAAAAGATCCTATAACGGCAACGATGACATTCGATAAGAACCCTAATTTAACTAAAACAATGACGTTTCCAGCGAATAGCACCTCTGATAACAAGTTTTATTCAGCGTATGTAGGAAAAAGAGCAAAATTTATTCAACTAGATCTGTTAAGCACAGCAAGTGCTAATTATGATACGAAAATAGAAAAAATGGAGATCGAGGTTGATGGATAAAGAATTAAGAAAACTATCTCAAAAAGTTAGAGATAAACAATCAAGAATTAGATCTATGGAAGGTAAGATTTCTAAAGATCAGATAGAGAATAATGAATTTGTCTTTTCAAAAAATGTTTCAGGTATAACCAAAATGTATTTTAAAGACGAAGACAATAAACTATGGGAATTTTCAGGAACGCAAGTACAGGAGTAAAACGATGGCAAAATTTAGCATATTTAAACCTTTTAAAACAATGTGGAATTACGCAAAACCTATTAACAGACCTCATTATAAAAAGTCAGATAGGGAGAAGCAATACGGACAAACAGTAGATAAGTGGAAAGAAGAAGGACAATATTCTCCTGGTATGCAAAGAGAAGTAGTTTCAGATACTACGAGAACTGCCGCAGATGCTTACCATCAAACAGTAGGAGATGTACGAGGGCAAACATATGCTTCAGGATTGCAAAATAGTGCCGTTACGCCACAAATAACAGCTTCTATGGGCAATACAAGAACGAAGACGGCTGCTGATACTGCTAGGGCAATATCTTTGATGAACGAAGGCACAAAAATAGATGCAGAGAACATTAGTTATGGTATTGGAAAAAGAGATTCTGAAATAAGATATGGAAATAAAATGGCGCAGTATGAAGATAGAAAAGACAGAAGAGGTGATGCAGATGAATATTTTGATCTGCAAGATCAAAATGTAAATGAGTTGATAAAAATGATAACAAGTAAAGGTGAAGATAAAGCAGGTGGTAATAACGATATGGATAAACTGAAAGAATTTTTATTTCTTCTTAGTCAAGGAGGAGGTGCTTAGTATGTCAAATACTACAATTCCTAATAAAATTGGCTCTTGGACTAGGGATAATGCAGAAGCATATAAAAAGAAAACTGGTTCGTATCCTGGTGTTTGGAGGCAATATTTCAAAGAACAAGAAGAAGCGGCTGCAAAAGCAAGTAAAGGCTCGAAAGGTACAGAAAAAGAAAGATCAGTAGCACGATTATCAACACAAGAATTTCTACCAACAGACCAGCTTAAAGGCGATTACGCTAGTAGCCTTCAAGCTAAGTTAGATTCTGCTACTGTAGGTTTAACGCCAACTCTTAAAGAGACGAGAAAAAAGAATATGCCTAGCACGGAGGGAGAGAAATCTGCGGCTCGTATTGGGTTGCAAGATTGGCTACCTGATGACTATATGAAGACGTTTTCAACTTGGAAGGGATCTCCAACAGCAAGACAAGATTCTCTTAACTTAAAATTAATTGATGATAATGCTGGTGGTCGTGGAGTGGATGAAACGAACCCTGAAGCTCTGAAGCGATATATAGAATTATATAAATCATTACCTACTAAAGATGAACAATCTGATTCATCTAAAACGATGTTTGGCAATCTAGAAAGAAGTACAGAGGATTCTATACGTGCAACACAAGATGCTATCGCACAAGGCGAAAATATTCATCAGGTTCGTAAAGCTAATAGAGAAGCTAGTGAATATTACAATCAACAAGTAGCGCAAGAACAAAAGAAACTTGCTGATGCGTTTAAAGAGAAAACTGGTGTAGATATTCAAGACTATAGAGAGTCTACTGGGGGAACAGCTTTAGGAAAATATGATCAAATAATGACAATGCTTTTCAAAGCAGCAGAGCAAAAAGCAAGAGAATCATTAATGAAGGAATATGGTGTTGAACCTGAAGACATAATGGATCTATAAGTGCCTTCTGATCTAATAAAATCTATATTAAATAAGCAACGGCTTAAACGCTTAGGCTATGATTCTTATGAACAAACCGAGTCTTTTAGGCAGATCCCTGATCTTCCTGATGTTGAAGACTATAAAGAACAAATTACAAGGGATAAAGAAAGATATTACGATCAAGTTGCAGAGCAATTAAGAAAAGAAAATGCTAAAGTAACTGAAACACCTTTAGAAGATACCAACCAGTATCCAGTCGCAGAAAGCACATATAGACCTTTACCTGACATAAAAGAACCTACTAGAAAAACAGAGCCTAGAGATTATACAATAAGTCAAGCTCCTAAAGGGTTAGTAGACCAAGAGTTCGACAAACGATCTAGGGAAGAAAAAACTGCGGAAGCAATGAATCAATTATTCCTTGATGATCTAGTAAAAAAACTTGGTAAAGAGGGTGCGAAACAAAGAATGAGAGAATACGGAACAGTTGATCCCTGGTTTAGCGTATTTATGTCAGGAGCTTCAGGGGCAGATGTTCCAATGACAGCTCAACTAATGAAACCAATTAATGAAAAGCTGTTTCATACATTAGGTTTTCTTGGAGGTGCAGCTCTTATTGGATCGGGTGTTAGGAAAAAAGCAGTAGAAGGAACGCATAAAATAGGTGAAGCGTTAGATCTCGGATCACGACCAATACATATTATGGGAAGAATGGCTGGTAGTGCATCAACTCTTGTTGGTAAAACTGTTCTAGATTTACACGCAGCTCATATTTCAGATAAAGATATTTCAGTTATGGATATGACAAAAGCGATACTTGCCTCTGCTGGGTATGGAACGGCATTTGGACTTGTAGGCTCTATTAATTCTCCTTTTGTTAGAATACCTACTGAAACTGCTGTAGGGTATTTAGCGGAGAAAATAGGTGGTGGAACAGACGAAGATGCAATGTTCTCAGCTATTGTTTTTACAGCATTAGGAGCTATGAATAACAAAAACCTTAGACCTATAGAAAGAGAATTTGCATACCAGCGTTTAAAAAAGAATTTTGTTGATTATACTGCAAAAAGATATAACGCACCAAAAGAAGCGGTAGAAAACTTATGGAATAAGCACGATAAAACATTTAGGCAACAAGCAGAAAAGCATAGTCTTGGAGATATTGATAATGTAATCAGTAAAATGAAAGCTGATTGGGATATTATGTCTAAAAAAGGTGGTTTTATTGGTAAAGCAGATTGGCAATCAGGTATGGAGGCTGTTAGAAAAGAAGGTGGTAGGGTATCCGCTAAACAGCAAAGAGCTGAAGCTCAAAAAGCAAAAGATATTACTGTTCCTGAAACAGCAGAAAAAGTTCCACAAATAACTCCTTTAGAGCAAGTAAAAGCACTACAAAACTTAGGTTATAAAGAAAAAGATATAGTTTCTATGTCAGGGGAGGAAAGAAAAGAACGAGCAGCGAATGAACTTCCCCCTGGATCATTGTCTAGCTTTCAAATGGAAGAGGATATTAAACCTAAAGTAGAAGAAACTCCTCAAGAAAGATCAGATAGAAAACTGAAGGAAAGAATAGATGCTAAGATTGAAGTTCGAGAAAAGTTAGAACCACCTAAAGATTCAAAGGAAAGAGATCT